TCATGCCGTCACCAGCCTTTCCGCGACGCCGTCGGCGACGGCGTTCATCTCCGCGACCACCGCGCCGAGCCCGACGGGCCGGAGCTTCACCGTCATGCTGTCGGTGTCCATTACGACCTGCTCGACCAGGAGCCGCACGATCCGCTCCTTCTCGGCCGGGAACAGCTCGTCCCACAGCGGATCTATGTTCCGCAGGGCGTCTGCGACCTCCCGCTCAGTGGGGAGAGCGGCCTGCTCATCGGCAACCTGGGCGGCCAGTTCGTCCAGACGCGTCTCGGCGGCCGAGCATTCCTCGTTCAACTTCCGCAGTTCCTCAGCCATTGCGGCAGCCGAGCCTTCGCCCGTCGCCCGGGCCACGCTGCGGATCATCTTCCGCAGTTCCGCCAGGCGTCGTTCGAGGGCGTCCTTCTCGCGGCGCTGGCCCTGTTGCTCGACCTCGGCCTGGTCGAGCATCGCTCTGTACGTCCCGGCGATCATGTCCGGGCTGCGGAACAGGCCGCGAAACTGGTCCACCACGGCGGCCTCGATCTCGCCGGCGGCGACGGATTTGACCGGGCAGGTGTCGTAGCCGTTCTTCTCGGCGTGGTTGCACAGGTAGTACTGGTAGCGCTTGCCGCGACGGTTGGTGAACGTCGCGCCCATGGCCTTGCCGCAGTGGCCGCACCGCAGGATGCCCTTGAGCAGCGCCGCCGTCTTGCGGCGGGTCTGGACGGCACGGTTCCGGGCGTTCTTGTCCATGATGGCCCGGGCGCGGTCCCACGTGCCCTGGTCGATGATTGGTGTATGCTGGCCGGTGTAGTTCTGCCCCTTGTAGTCGATCAGGCCGATGTACTTGGGGTTGGCCAGGACGCGGTGGACGTACACCTTGTTCCACGGCTGGCCGCCGTTGCCCTTGCCCTTGGCGGTCTTCCAGGATTTGGTGCGGTGGCCCTGCTTGTTCAACTCGCGGGCGAGCTTCAGGCACGAGCCCGTCCGCAGGAACCCATCGAATATCCGGCGGACCAGCTTGGCCTCCTCCTCGTTGACCACGAGCTTGCGGTTGGGATGGTCGATGTCGTAGCCCAGGAACGGATGACCGCCGATCCACTGGCCGCGCTTCTTGGCGGCGCTGATCTTGTCGCGGATGCGTTCGGCGATTATCTCGCGCTCGAATTGCGCGAAGGAGAGCAGAATGTTCAGCGTCAACCGCCCCATGCTGCTTGTGGTGTCGAACCGCTGGGTGACCGAGACGAACGCCACCCCGCGCTGGTCGAACGTCTCCATCAACTTGGCGAAGTCCAGCAGCGACCGGCTGAGCCGGTCGACGCGGTGGACGACGACACAATCGACCTTCCCGGACTCGATGTCCTGCATGAGCCGCTGGACGCCTGGGCGATCCGTGTTCGCGCCGGTGTATCCGCCGTCGGAATACTCCGTCGGCAGCGCGCCCCATCCCTGGCTCTTGATGTACGCCAGGCAGGCCTCCTGCTGCGCGTCCAAGCTGTTGAACGGCATGTCTAGGCCTTCCTCGTGGCTCTTGCGGACGTAGACGGCGCAGCGCGTCGGGCGTTTCTCACTGTCCGTGGCGGACTGGTTCATACCTTCGCCTCCCCATACGGGTCTTTGCTTCGCTGCGACTTGCCCGGACCGGCCAGCCCGAAGAACCGAGGCCCGCTACAGTGCTGGCCGCTGATGGCCTTGGCCACGGCCGAAAGGGTCTTGAACCGCTTGCCCGCGTACTCGAACGTGCCGTCGTGGCAGACGGTGACCTCGTGTCGCCAGCCGCGCCACTCCCGGACCAGGCGCGTTCCGGGCGCGGGTGCGTTGGCCGACTTTCGCTTCCGGCGGGCGCTGCGCCGGCCTTCGCCGTTGCCCACCTCCTTTGCGGCCCGGGCCAGCTTCTCCCGCGCCGCGGTGGCCAAGCCGCCGTAGCGGAGTTCCTGGAGCCGGTACGCCAGACGGCGGACCATGTGCTCGGCGCTATAGGCCGGGGCATCCCGGCCGAACAGCGCCAGCCACCTCTGGCAAAGCGCGGCGGCGTCCATCCGATTGAGCGCCGCGACCTGCTGTAGGACCGTTGGTTCCATGCGTTTTCTCCTATGGGTTACCAGCGGCCACAGGGGGCAGAGTTTCGACGGGACAGCCAAGAGGATTCCCGCCGGAATCTCTCGAAACTCCTCTCTCCAGGCGTTTCCGCCGCACCATCCGCAGCATGGCGGCGGCGAGGATCATCGTCACTTCGCACATCCGCTGCTCGGGCGACATCTTCTCGGGGTCGATGGGGTTGGCCATGCGATCCTCCATGATCTTCACACTGTCTGGCCGACGCGCGCCGGCCGCGCCCGTTACCTACCGCCGACAATGCGGTCGCGTCCCACCGCGCCGAGCGTTTGGGGGTCTTCACGGCAGCAGGTCGTTTCGTGGCGTGGGCCTTGGCGATATAATCACTGCTTGCGTTGCACCCCCCGCCAGGCCCAGGGATAGTGCCTGTTTGTGCCGCAATGGGGGGATTGCCGGCAAGGACGGTTATGAGGCAGTTTTATGTCTGACGACGTGAACATTCTGAGCGATGAGATGCTGCTACAGATATGCCGCGTCTCGCAGAAAGACCTGGAGGAGACGCCGGCACTGGGCGATGAACTTCGGTTGGCGCGACGGCTCATTCCGCCCCCGCGGGCGCGGCACGACGGGCGTCTGGAGCATGCGGTGACGCTGTTGGCGTCCGCGATGGGCAGGATGCAGCAGTATAACCCCACGCACCTCCCATTCGGGTTTCAGGGCCCAACCGTCACCTCGTGCGGCTGGATCGACCGCGACGACCTGGAACTGCTCGCCAAGCAGATTGTGGGCCTGACGTGGGTGAACAGCGACCCGGACGATGTCGCCTGCGTCGTCGGCCAGGCGGTCTCGACGGCAGTCAGACTGAGCCTGGTCGAGCAGAAAGAGTATGATGCCTGGCGTCCGGGCATGGCGAGCGGTTCGGGTTGGCGCTCGGCGGTTTCCGCAACGACCTATGGCGTCGCCAAGGCAAGGTCTTTGAGCGAACGCCAGACGGACGCAGCAGTGAAGCCATCTGTTCCCAGCCCGCCAGTTCAACGCCCCGCCCAGAACCCCCCGTGGGCTCGGCCGGTCGCTCAGCCCGATAGCCGGTCCACTGTTGACGCCTCGGCGAGTCAGCGATCTGTGCCCGTGTCCTGGCAGGATGCGCCCGCTCCGCATCTCCCCTCCGGAATGGAGCCGTTCGACAAGGCCCTTGCCGAAATGCTTCTACGATTACCAACGATGTGGGCGTCGGTGGACTTCGAGCGGTTAACGAACACGCAAGAGAAGGCGCTGGCACGCCTGGTGGAAGCGGGTCTGGTGGAAGAGCGGGTCGTGGCCACGGCCTGGATGGATGGGTTTCCCCAGGTGGCGATTCTGCGGGGCCGCGTCACCGGGGACTTCAAGCGGAAGCTCCTCTGGGAATCGGTGCAGTCAGTGCCGGAGTGGTTGACCAAGGACGGCAAGACCCGCGGCAAATACTCGTTCTGGTACGACGTGACCGAGGTGCGCCTTACGGAAGCAGGCGAGACCGCGAGGCATGACTGGAACAGCCCCAAGCCCTCCTTCGTCCTGGCCATCGTCCGGGGCATCGGAGGCCCGACACGAGGGATTTCGCCAGACGGCATTGTCAAGATCGAAGAACGTAAGGTCGAAACGAGGGAGAAACCGCCCGCGCCGTCCGATGTCAGGGCGCTCCTGCGGGAGGGTTTCGCGCTGAACCGCGTGCCAAGTTCCGACGAGGTGGATGCCGGCATGGCCACTGCGGCGGTCCAGCATGACGCCGACGAGGCCGAATCTGCGGAGCAGTCCCTTGATGATCTGCGCCGGCGGTATGCGATTGTGCCCTTGGAGCCGGTCGAAGTTGACGATGCCCAGCGGGAGATGCTTCGCAGAGGCGTACTGTCCCTGACATTGTCAGAGACGCACAAAGTTGCCGAGTTGTGGGACGGTCTCTCTATCGATCTGGCCAACGGCGGCCCCGTGCTTTTCGACAGCCAGGACAAAGCCACACAGGAGTGGCTTGCCAAGGGCCGGCCGCTGGAGACGCTGGAGTTCTTGCCCATGAGCCTGCTGGAGCAGGTGACAGCCCAGATTGGGCTCCTGGCCGAGGCCCTGGAGGTCGACCCGGACTCGATGGAGCAGTACGCCTACGGGTTGGTGCATGGTTCCGACCAGAATGGGAAGCTCAAGGAACCGGCTTACTATGCGCTGAACCAGCTCTATCGCAGATTGTCGCTCGCCGACGAGAGGGCCCGCGTGGCGGGCAAGAAACCCGAGGAGTATACGGTTGCGGAACTGATCGGTTGCGTACCGGCAGCCGCCGGCAACGGGAAGCCGGCGTCAGCGGGCAAGCCATCCGGCGATCAGCGTCTCCGCAAGCGCGCAGAACGGGCAGCCAACATCGAGGCCCTCACGAAGGAACTGGTCGAGCACATCAATTCCGCCAAGGACCACGCCTACACGCTGGAGCAGAACAACAAGGAGCCGGTGCTCCTGCCTCGGCCGAATCAGAGGGAACTGGCTCAGCGGGTGGATATCTCCGAGGCCGCCGCCAGCCGGTGCTTCAACGATCCTTGCGCCCACCAGCTTCGGATGCTGTTCCAGATGGCGGGAGACCTCGGGTCCGTCATGAAGTTCGGTCGTAAGAAGTAGCCCTTCCCAACACGCTCGTCCCCAGCGGCTTGCACTTGCACATCGTCCTCTTTGATGCAAGTGCAAGCCGCTTTTTCTTTGCGCACTTCCCCTTGAAATACAAGGCCTTACGTCTCGGCTGACATCTCTTTCAGCCCCTTTCGTGCAAGTCCCGCGGGGGTTGTCCGGGCGCATTCGGGCGCTCCGGTCCACCGTAACTCCCTCGCACGAAAGGGACTCCCATGCCGAGCGCAGACACCCCCCGCAGCACCGTTGCACAGTCGCAGTACGCCCCCGTCCAGGATGACGCCGCCGCGTTGGCGGAAGACTGGGGCCCGCTGGATGCCTGGTGCATCCGGCTGATCCGATTCAAGGCCTCGCAGATGGTCGGCAAGGCCGGGCTGACCAGGAGCGACCGCGAGGACCTGGAACACGAACTTGCCGCCGACGTGCTGGCCCGCCTGAGCAAGTTCGACGCCGCGAAGGCCAGCTTCCACACGTTCGTGGACCGGGTGGTCAACCACGCCGTGGCCAACATCCTGGCCTACAGGGGCGCGGCCTCCCGCGATTACCGCCGCACGGGGCCGTCGCTCAACGAGGAGGTCGCCCTGGCCGACGGCAGCCGCGTCCAGCGGATCAAGAACGTCGCCGAGGAGAACTCTATCGGAATGAGGACGGTGGAGTTTCGCACCCAGCGCGAGCTGGCGGAACTGAAGCTGGACCTGATGGCGGCGACGGCCAAACTGCCCCAGCGGCTCAGGGCGCTGTGCGAGCTGCTCAAGTCGATGGACATCCCCCAGATCGTGCGGCGCACGGGCCGGTCGCGGTCCTCCATCTACCGCGACATCGCCGAGATTCGCGGCGTCTTCCGGGACGCCGGCCTGGAGGAGCACCTGCTGCGCAAGTGAGGCACTTGGGACGCCCCGGGCTCGCGCCGGTAGGTATCGGGTGCGGGCCGGTGGCCCGCCAACAGAGAAAGAAAGGACCAAAGGTGAGCAAGATGAACAAGGTTCTGTACCGCTACCAGTTCAAGGAACGCGTCAGGCTCCAGGATGCGGAGGAGACGCTCCTGCTGAGCATCTTCGCCGCGATGGGCATCCACGGCGAGGCCAGGGTCCGCATGGACTGCGGCTACGCCCTGGACGCGACGATCCGGGTGATTGTCGTGGACGCCGGCACGACGGTCGGCCGGGATGTGAACGCCATCTTCTCGGCGCTGGCGATGCGGGAGTTCGGCCCGCTGTCGTTCCAGGTCCGCCGCGTCGAAGGTCTGCCCGAGGGCAAGGAGGACAAGCATGTTGATTGAACTGGACAAGATACGCACGAACGGCGGCACCCAGGTGCGCGAGGAAATCACCGCCCACATCGTCTGGGAGTACGCCGAGTTGATGCGCGATGGCGCACACTTCCCGCCGGTGGTGGTGTACTTCGACGGCAAGGACTATTGGCTCGCCGACGGGTTCCACCGCTGCCAGGCCGCGAAAAGCGCCGGCATCGAGCAGATCGAGGCTGACGTCATCCAGGGCACCCGGCGGGACGCAATTCTCCACTCCGTCGGAGCGAACGCCGACCATGGCCTGCGCCGCAGCCACGCCGACAAGCAGCGCGCCGTGATGATGCTCCTCAATGACGAAGAGTGGCGCAAGTGGAGCACCCGGGAGGTTGCCAAGCGCTGCGGCGTGAGCAAGTCGTTCGTGGCCGACCTGCGGAAGTCACTGTCCGCGACGGACAGTGAAGAGCGGACCTACACCACCCGGCACGGCACCAAGTCCAAGATGAAGACCGGCAAGATCGGCAAGGGCCGCAAGCGGATCGTCACGAAGGAACAGTACGAGGCCGAGGCCAGCGGGCAGGCCCAGGAAGATGCGCCCGTCCAGGAACACGTCTCTGCCCCCGACGCGCAGGTGCCGGCCGATCCGCCGGCGGCCACCGAGCCGGTCAGCAAGTCTGTCGCTTCCGTCTCGGTGATCTTGCCCAAAGACCCCGTGCTGATGGCGGCGGCCCTGGTGAATCACTTCGGCCTGGAATTCTCGGCCAAGCTCGCGAAAGAGCTGGCCCGCATCGTCAAGGAAAAGTCGCAAGCCCCCTCTGAAACCCAACCCTCAGGAGACCAAGCATGACCACGATGACGGCACCCCGTGTCGCACCCCCGCAGCGCCAAACTCCACAACCGACACCGCGCCCGCCCGGGCGGACGGTGACCTTCGGCAAGATCGACCCGCCCAGCGGACACCGCGTGGCAGTCTTCGGCTGCGGCGGCAGCGGCAAGACGACGCTGGCCTGCCTGGCCCCGCCTCCGGTGGCGTTCTTCGACCTGGAGCGGTCGCTGCCCATCCTGCGGGCGCAGCTTCCCGCCGACCTGGACATCCGCCCCGTCGGCGGCATCCGCACCTGGCAGGACATCCGCGACGCGCTGCACAGCGGCGGGTGGGACGGCATCGGCACGATCTGCATCGACAGCGCCACGGTCGCCGAGGAACTGGCCATCGAGCACGTGATCGCCCACGTACCCAGCGAGAAGGGCCAGAAGGTCGTCAAGATCGGCGACTATCCCTACGGCGCGGGCTACAGGTACGTGTACGACGAGTTCGTCAACCTGCTGTCGGACCTGGACGCCCACGCCCGCGCCGGCAGGCACGTCGTCCTCATCGCCCACGAGTCCACCGAGAAGCACCCCAATCCGCAGGGCGAAGATTGGCTTCGCGCCGAGCCGCGCCTCCAGCACTCACCGAAAAGCTCCATCCGCGAGCGGGTCCGCGATTGGGCGGATCACGTTCTGTACCTGGCGTATGACGTCGTTGCCGAGGACGGCAAGGGCCGAGGCAGCGGCACGCGGACGGTCTACCCGGCGGAACTTCCGCACTGCATGGCCAAGTCCAGGACGCTGGGCGAGCCGGTGCCGATGGTGAAAAACGATCGGTCCGTCTGGGACCGCCTGCTGGGCGGCGCGGGAAAGGCGGGATGAGCATGACGTCCACCACGAGGATCTGGGGCACATACGAGCAGTTCCGGGACAAGTGCATGCGGCCCGACGCGGCGGCGCTGCTGACGCTGGCGGTGATCGTGGCCGACTTCCGGGAAGACCTGATGACCAAGTTCATCCGCGACCAGTCCTGCCGGGCCGGGCGGCACGACAGCCGAAGGGATTCCGCCGGCGAGAAGGAGACCTGATTCATGATTGCCAACAGGGAAGGACGATTCAAGGCGACCATTCTGGACCACGGCGTGGCCGAGAGTGGGCCCAACCACCTGGCCACGTTCGTGTGCAGGTATCGGCTGGTGTCGGAGCTGTCGGGAGCCGAGTGGGCGCCGGTGGACGATGACCTGGAGATCAGCGGCTACCACTACATGGAGAAGCGGGACGGCTCGGTCAACCAGACCACCATCGACATGCTCAAGCGAGCCTTCGGCTGGGACGGGCGCGACCCGTTCTGGTTCCAGGACGCCGACATGGGCGAGCTGGTGGTGCAGGTGAGCCTGGCGGCCGAGACCTACAACGGCAAGACCCGCCTGAAGGTGCAGTACGTGGACGCCGAGGATTCCGCCGGCGGCACCGTGCCCAAGGCCGACGACGCCACGCGGCGGTCGATCAGCACGCGCCTGGGAGCGAAGTTCCGGGCCCTGGCGGGCAGCGCACCCGCCCCGGCGGCGAAAGCTTCCCCACGACCGGCCCCAGCCCCATCCGCACCAGCGCCCGCCGCCAGCGCCGCGCCCGCATCGACCGCGACGGCCGATCCGCCGCCGGAGGCGACTATGCAGGCGGCGTGGAATGCGTTCGTCAAGGAGTACACGTCCAGGCCGGGCGGCAGCGACGACGACATGAACCAGCAGTGGTTCCGCCTCGTCGGCGAGCTTGCGCCGGGCAAGCAGGTCGAGGACATCACCCCGCCGGAATGGGGCGTCATCCTGGTCGAGGCCCCCGGTCGCATAATTCCATTCTGATCTCACGAATGGGTGTTGCGCGGCGCGACGGTCAAGGATGGCCGTCGCGGGCCGGCAAGGGCGGGGCTGAACGGAGTCGGCCCCGCCCGGCGGGCCGCGCCGTGGTTGGCACGGTTCTGGTTCCCTCGCGGTAGATGATGTCGGGATGCGGCGCGCCACGCTGACGGTGCGCCCATCCGGCAAACATGGAGGTCGCACATGATCACGAACGAAACGTCGATCGCGCCGGATGACCTGATGGGCATGGAGATCACGGACGTGCTGAAAATGACCGGCATGGCCATGAAACGTCTTGTTGAGCACGCCGATCATCCGGCCTGTGAGCCCGAAGATGCCGTCATCGACGTGGCCGTCAGGGCAGATGAATCCCTGTGTCTGGCCGCCGGCGTTGTCATCCGCGCCCGCGCCGGGGAAATCCTTGCCCTCTGCCGGTCGGCCGGTATCAGGGGCTGCGACGAGGAATTCATCCGCACTCGCACGTTCGAGGCGGCGCTGGCATTGTGCAAATGCATGGGGATCGTGGATGGAATCTGACCCGCTCCAAACCATCCTGGGCCGCCTGGCGGGCGTCAAGCAGACGGGCGAGAACCAGTGGCAGGCCCGCTGCCCGGCGCACGACGACCGGCACGCCAGCCTGTCCATCTCCTGCGGCGACGACGGGCGGGTGCTGCTGCACTGCCACGCCGGCTGTGCGGTGATGGCGATCTGCCAGGCGGCAGGGATTCGCCTGCGCGACCTTTTCCCCAAGAAGAAGGACGCCTTGGGCGGCATGGGCCGGATCGTCGCGGCGTATGACTACCGTGACGCCCAGGGGCAGCTTGTCTATCAGGTCGTGCGCTTTGAGCCCAAGGACTTCCGGCAGCGCCGGCCCGATGGCAATGGCGGCTGGACCTGGAAGATGGGCGGGGTCAAGCGGGTGCTCTACCGTCTGCCGGAACTTCTGGCTGCAGACCCGGGCCAATGGATCGTGATCGCGGAGGGTGAAAAGGACGTCGACACCCTCGTCGGCCTCGGCATGGTCGCCACCACCAACCCCCAGGGCGCGGGCAAGTGGTCGAAGCTCTCCGACGACAGCGCGCTTCATGGCCGGCGCGTCGCCATCATCCCCGACATGGACCAGCCCGGCCGCGATCACGCCCTGGACGTCGCGCGCCGGCTTGCTGGCAAGGCCGCCGAGGTCAGGATCGTCGAGCTTCCCGGCGACGGTAAGGACGCCAGCGACTGGATCGCCGCCGGCGGCAACCGCGACAGTCTCCTGGCCCTGATCGAGGCCGCGCCGCGGCACGTGCCGTCCGCAGATGCGCCAGCCCAGACGTCGGACAAGCCCAAGGTGCTATTACCGGGCGGCTCCGTGCCCATCCTGGAGGCCGCCGCTAAGCTCGGGACGCTCCTGGCGAAGACGGACCTCTATTACGTCCGGGGCGGGGCCGTGGTCACGATGGATAAGGACGACCAGGGCTTCCCCATCCTCAGCCCCGTCAAACCCGCCGCCATGGCCAGCATCTTCGAGTCGGTGGCCCATCTCATGACGCTGGCCAAGGTCGACGGCCAGATCGTCGAGGTCGACACGATCTGCTCGGAGCAGGCGGCCAAGATGATCATGCATGCCGGGACGTTCCTGGCGGCGCTGCCGCCCATCCGCGTCCTGGCGCGGTGCCCGGTATTGATCGAAAGGGACGGCGCGCTGGTACAGGTCAGCGGCTACGACCGCCAGTCGGGCATCCTGGCGCTGGGCGAGCCTGCGCCTGATGTCCCCCTGGACCGGGCCCGCGCCATTCTGCACGACATGCTGGAGGACTTCCAGTTCGCCGCGCCCTCGGATCGCTCCCGCGCCCTGGCGGCCATCATCACGCCGGCGCTGGTGTTCGGGGGGCTCTTGCGCGGCCGAGCGCCCATCGACCTGGGCGAGGCCGACAAATCGCAGACGGGAAAAGGCTTCCGCAACAAACTGACCGCCTCGATCTACCGCCACAACGTCCGCACCGTCACCCAGCGCAAGGGCGGCGGCGTGGGCAGCATGGAGGAGACCTTCAACACCGCCCTGATCCAGGGCATGAACTTCATCTCGCTGGACAACGTGCGGGGCAACATCGACTCGCCGGCCATCGAGAGCTTCTTGACCGAGGATGTCTACTACGCCCGCATCCCGTACCAAGGCAGCGTGGAGATCGACCCCCGCCGCGTCGTCGTGCTGATGACGTCCAACCGGGCGGACATCACGGTCGACCTGGCCAACCGTTCCTGTTGCGTCAACATCCACAAGCAGCCCGAGGGCTATCAGTTCAAGCAATACGCCGAGGGCGACATCTGGGAGCACGTCCAGGCCGACCAGCCGCTGTACCTGGGCGCGGTCTTTGCCGTGGTGAAGGCGTGGTTCGAGGCAGGCAGGCCGCTGAGCAACGAGACCCGCCACGACTTCCGCCGCTGGGCGCGGACGCTCGACTGGATCGTTCAGAATGTCCTGGGCGCTCCGCCGCTGCTGGACGGCCATCGCGAGACGCAGATCCGCATGTCCAACCCGGCCTTGAACTGGCTCCGCGACGTTGCCTTGGCTGTCCGCCGGGCCGACCAGCTCGGCAAGTGGCTCCGCGCTCACGCCCTGGTGGAGATCATCGCCGGCGATGGCCGAATTGAAATCCCAGGCCTGGGCGAGGGCGACGACCTGGTCAGCGAAGATGTCCGCAGGACGGTCCTCCAGGCGGTGGGCCGAAGGATGTCCATCTGCTTCGGCAACGAGGGTCTCCGCAACATCGAGAGCATCACCATCAAGCGGCGGGAAACGGTGGATCATCTCACCCGCCCGACGAAGGAGTACTGGTTCGAGATTGCCAAGCCCAGCACATCTTCTCCAAGTTCTCCGCTATGCGCCCCCTATGCGCCCGCTATAGACCCCGCTATGAAAACCCAAGAACCCGCTATACCCGCTAATGATCGCCAACATTTTGTCCCCGGCGAGTCTGATGCTCGGGATGTGTGTAGTGGTGATGAATACATAGGAATGTTGCCGACCCATAGCGGGCATAGGGGGTTTCGAGGAATCCATAGCGGGGCGCATAGCGGGCGCATAGAGGGGGCCATAGGGGGGAACGCCCCCGAACCTCCGGCCGGCGATGATCAGGAGGAGGTAGTCGAATGGCGGGCATGACGCTCCTGGAAGAGGCCCGGTCAGTGGGGCTCGAGGTTCGCACCGACGGCAACGACCTGGTGGTCCGCGGCCCTCGCGATGCCCGGCACGTCGCCGAGAAGCTCCTGGCCGAGAAGGCATCCATCGTCGAGGCCATCAAGCAGGAACAGCAGCGCGAGCACCGCGCATGGCTCGATAGTCTCGCCCTTGATGATCGCCTCCGATACGACCGTGCCTTCGGGAAGGCATGGTTCGAGGGCAGGGGCGCCGATGAGTGCCGGCAGATCGCACGCGACCATGTCGTGAAACATCAGCAGCGTGGGACGAACCGCATGGATCGCGGTATGTGATAGTGCCAAGGACAAGGAGAGAACATGGATTGGCTCGAAGAGAACAACAAGGACGTGCTGATGCTGGCCGGGATGGAACTGGAAGCCCTGAACGCGGACGTGCTTCAGCTAGAGGGCGACCTGCTGGCCGATGCCCTGGCCAACCACGGCAAGGTGATGGACCTGTTCAAGCGGTTCAATCAACTCGCCGCCGACCGCCGCAATCTGGTCGACTTCGACTGCTGGCGGGACAAGGACGCCACGTCGTTCCAGGCTGAACGGTCGCGGCTGTTGCGGGAAGGATGGGACGTCCTGCATGCACTTCAGCACGTCCTCCAGGAGCGCGAAGCCCTCCTGGGCCGCCTCAGGGACTCGCTGGATGCATGCGTCGCCAAGTTGAACGTCAATCGCGAGAAGGTCGTCGAGGCCGTCCGCAAGGGCATGTCGAAGGTCCACAAGGAGTACGTGCGGGCCAATCCCTATGGCGGCGAGATGCACTTCAACGAGCTCGTGGAGAACAGCGATGAGGTCAACGCCGTCGATGATCGGCTCGGACCCGCTCGTCGCGCGTTGGAGTCGGCCGTTTATGCGAAGCACGCCATGAGCGCGAAGTTCACTAGGTTGACCAACCGCCGGCACGAGGTCTTCCGGCTGATGCTGTCGAACGGATGGTAACACTCGGTGGGCAAGTGTTACCCCTTCGAAACGCGAGTCCTGCCATAAGTCCCAGTGGATTCAATGGTTCCTTCCTGGCGAGACGCGCCGTGCCCGCGGCGGGAACGGCTTCCGACATAGGCAGACTTGCTTGCCGCGAGAAAAAACCGATGCCCGCGGGCGTGACTGGCCACGGCGGACAGTGAGATAACGCTGCGGATGGGTGCGGCCCCGCTCGGCGTGGCAAGGTAGCGCAGGGCCGGATGATCGCGGCGGTCGGGCGGGATGAAGTCGGCCCCGCCCAGCCCAGCGGCTGGAATCATAGCGAAAGGAATCGCAATGCAGATCGAAATGTGGAGCATCGACCGGATCAGGGAGTACGACCGCAACCCCCGTGATAACGAGGCCGCCGTCGGGCCCGTCGCCGAATCCATCCGCCAGTTCGGCTTCCGCTTCCCGGTGCTGGTGGACAAGGACGGCATCCTGATCGCGGGCCACACCCGCGTTCGGGCGGCGCGCAAGCTGGGCATGACGGAAGTCCCGGTCATACGCGCCGATGACCTGACGCCCCAGCAGGTGCAGGCCCTCCGCGTGGCCGACAACAAGCTCCACGAACTGGCGTCCTGGGACGTGGACCTCCTGCCGGTCGAACTGCGAGACCTTCAGGTGTCAAACTTCGACCTGTCGGCCCTCGGTTTCGACCAGGAGGAGCTTGCGAAGTTGCTTGACCCGGGCGTCCAGGCGGGCCTCACCGACCCCGACGACGTGCCAGCGCCGCCCGATGAGGCGATCACCAAGCCGGGCGACCTGTGGATTCTTGGCAACCACAGGCTGTTATGTGGCGACAGCGCCTCGGCGTCCGACGTCGACCGCCTTCTCGACGGGGCGCGGATTCAGCTGTGCAATTCCGATCCCCCGTACAACGTATCCCTGGCCCCACGCTCCAATAACGCCATCGCCGCCCACGGCGACCATCCCATCGGCCAGCAAGGGATGGACATGGCCATCCGGGGCAAGACGCACGCGACGACCGAGAAGATGCGGGCCAAGGACCGGCCGTTGGTCAATGACTTCGTGTCCGATGAGGAGTTCGCCAGACTGCTCCGCGCCTGGTTCGGCAACGTCGCCCGCGTCCTGGAGCCGGGCAGGTCGTTCTATCTCTGGGGCGGCTACAGCAACCTGGGCAACTACCCGCCGGCCCTGGCGGACTGCGGGCTGTACTTCAGCCAGTGCGTGGTTTGGGACAAGCAGCACCCCGTCCTGACCAGGAAGGACATGATGTCCACCTGCGAGCTGGCCTTCTACGGGTGGCGAGAGGGCGCGGCGCACAAGTTTTTCGGCCCGACCAACGCCACTGACCTGTGGCACATCAAGAAGGACAATCCCCGGACCTACGTCCATTTGACCCAGAAGCCCGTGGAACTTGCCGTGCGGGCCATCCAGTACTCGTCGCTGACGGGGGAGAATGTCCTGGACCTCTTCGGCGGCAGCGGTTCAACGCTGATCGCTTGCGAGCAGACGGGCCGCAAGGCGTTCCTGATGGAGATCGACCCCCTCTACGTGGACACGATTGTCCATAGGTTTGAGCAGTTCACGGGGAGGAAGTCCGAGCGGGTCGCCGCGGAGAGTTCGCAAGAGAGAACCCCGGCTCTTGCTGGAGCCGGGGTTGGTGCGGAGGGTATGTGATGTCGGCGCTACTTTGCCGCGAACGCCTGCCGGGTGGCATCAACCTCGGCCTTCCCCGCGTCGGTCAACTCCCACATGCCGCGCTTGGCCTTGCGGAATCGCGTTTTGTCGCCATCGTCGCGGGCCTCTCTGAGCATGCAGGAATAGAGCGTGGCATGCGGGGTCTTGCCCTTGCCCGGCTCATACCAGCCGCCGGCGGTGGCTGCTTCGACGATGGCTTTGGTGTTCATCGGTTCCTTGGCATGCGCCAGTACCAGGACGGCCGCGCTGGCCAGGCTCTTTCGCGGGGCGGCGGGCTTGCGCTCATTGGCCGGTTGGTCGGCCTTGCCGGACTTCTTTGCACCTGCGCCAACGTCGGCGGCCGTGGGCGCGGAGGTTCCGTTCGCCTTCCTGTCCGCCTCGTACTCGGCCAGCGAGACGATCTTCTTCCGGCCGTGCGGCCGCCCGTCGGGGTGTTTGGCCGGCCGCTTCTCGGTGCTGCTGGTCTGCTTCTTGCTGCTCCTCTTGGTCGTCATGGCTGCATCCTTTCTATTGGGCCCGGCACTGAGTCGGGATCCCCAACGCGATTCGTCGCGTTGGGGTGCCCCGCCGCGCCGGGCGGGTTGTTGTCGTTAGCTGGCGCTGACTTGCCCGAAGCGTCCCATCGCGTCGCCGAAGGCGAACCTGGTCTTGTATCGCGTCCTCGGCTTGGGCGGCGCGGCGGGCAGCCACCGCGTGATGAGGCCCTCGGCCGCTATCTGCTCGGCGTAGAACGCCACGCGGCGATCCGCTTCATCCGGCGTGAAGGCGCTTTGCTCTTTCATGCCGTTGGCGTTCAGCCACCGCCGGGCGTCGGCCAGGATCGCCAGGTCCTGCTTGTCGTAGTCCACATACCGGTGCCCGCGGCACCGTCGCATCGGCGTCCTCGTTCGTTTCCCGTTGGTCTTCATCGCGTTCTCCTTGTCGTGTTCGATGTCCACGAGCACATGAGGCCATGGGTCGGTGCGGATGCTAAGCCTGATTCCCGGAACCCCCGCAGATTTACTGCCGCCACATGCTTCGAAGGGGGCGCGACTTATGTCGCCTGAGGCAGAATCTTCGACAATTCCGCTGGCAGTTACCGCCGGCCCGGCCGGACCCCTGACGCCCACGGCGCTGACGCCGGATGCCCTGGCCCGGCTCCTCAGCGCCGCCGGCGGCAAGGCGGTCACGATCGACATGATTCAGGCGGCCGTCGACGCCGGCGCGCCGGTGGGCGTCGGCGGGCGGATCAACATGGTGGAATTCATGGCCTGGCTGGAACGGGAGCTTGCGTAAACGTGAGCATCGACCTGCGACAACTTCGGCCCGGCAAGCTGGCGGGCCTGCTGAACTCCACGCGGCTGGGTGAGGTCACGTCAGAGTCCCGCGTCCGCCGAAACGTCGTCCGCGCCGGGTGGCGCGTGGGCGATGGCCGTCAGGTCAACGTCCTGGCCTACGCGGCGTGGCTGATGTCCACCTGGCATGCCCAGTCGTTTCCGGCGGCATCGGCCTCGGGGCCGACGGGCTACGACGCCCGCAAGGAACGCGAGCGACTCCGCGCCGCCGACCAGTCAAAGACCGGGCGCGACATCGGCGCGCAACTGGACGAACTCCCCGCCGTGGAACGGCCCGACCTCCGCGCCGCGTGCGAGGCGGACTTCAAGCTGTTCTGCACCACGTACTTCCCGGCCGCCTTCACGCTGCCCTGGTCGCAGGACCACCTGAAGGTGATCGCCAAGATCGAGCGGGCGGTGAAGGAGGGCGGCCTGTTCGCCCACGCCATGCCGCGCGGCAGCGGAAAAACGACTTTGACGGAAATCGCCTGCGTCTGGGCGATCCTCTGCGGCTACAGGCCGTTCGTGTGCCTCATCGGCGCGACCGCCGATCCCCCAGGCTGCATGTCCCGCCCAATCAGCAGGATGACGATCCGCTCAAGGGCCTGGAATGCCGCAACTGCGGTTGCAGGCATTTCTACGTGGTGTACACGCGGGCCCACGTCGGCTGCATCACCCGCCGGCGCGAGTGCCGCCACTGCGGGCGACGGATCATGACGCGCGAGCGGTACATCGGGTAGCGCCACGCGACGCCAGCGGAAGCCGCCGCCAGGAGCCACTTCCATGACCGAAACATACATCGCCGAAACCGAGCCGGCCGTGGCGACGGCCGAAGCGCCACCCGCTGGCCCATTACTGCCGCGGGAGTACCTGCCGCCCTACACGCCGGAGCAGCTTCTCCAGATCGCCGAACGCATCACGGCCCGCTACGACCCGGCCGACCGGGAGGATGCCGCCCAGGAGTTCGTGCTGGGGGCGCTCCAAGCCGCCAAGCGTGCCAAGCCGGGCACGCTCATACGCTCCTACCAATGGGCCTACGGCATGGGGCGAGTAAAGAACTTCCTCACGAAAAAGACTCGCCGCAAGGCCAAGGTCCGCGTCATCCTGGACGCGCCCGCCGGCGACGGCACAAGCGGCTTAACCAAGGGCGACCTCGTGCCCGATCCCAAGGCCGCCGATCCGGGGGCATTCTCTGACGCCGCCGACCTGCGGCACGAACTCCGCGCGCTGGTGGACGCCCTGCCCGACGAGCGGATGCGATACATCATCCGCGAGCGATTCTGGCGTAGCCGGGAGCTTGAAGCCATCGGGGCGGACTTGGGGTTGACGGCAGAACGGGCACGACAACTGCTTACAGAGGAGTTGGCCGTCGTCCATCGAATGATCGAGCTTGGTGAGAGACCGTTTCTCAGGGACAGGCCAATGCCGGAATAGGCGAAATGGAACGTCCGTCCTTGTTTGTGCCCAACGATGCTGTCTCAGGTCATATTTCTCCGTCCATGTTCCACGGGGCCTGGACGTTTTTTTCGCCGACCAGATGGATGATCGCCCGCAGGTAGGCGTCTTCCTCGTCCCGGTTGTGCAAGGCGCGACGGATGGCCTCCTGCTTGAGCGAGAAGCTCTGCATGTCCTCGGCGTATTCTGCAAAGTGGCGTGAAGCCTCCGACAAGAGCAGGCCCGCAACTTCATCGGGAACGGCTGATGCCACAAGGCCCAGATGCCGCAGGCACAGGCCCTGCGAACGCATGTACGCATGACGGTTTTCGCTCTCCTGCAAGAAACTGGCCAGACACTTCATGTACTCCTGCTCCGCCTCGCGCAGGACTTGGCATGCGCGGCAGTTCCGGCCCGGCACAAGCGACCGGATGGCCGGCGCCGACTTCGCAAAAGGCGGCAGCGCGGCCAACTCGCGTGCGACGTGCTCCACCAACCTGGTGTATCCCAGGGAGATCCCATGCGGCGAGGACATTGCCAGCAGTTGCCATGTGTGTAGCGGGCAGAATCCAAGCTCGGCGGCGAAGCCGGCCTGGACCTTTTCGTCGGAGGCCAGCACGTATTGCCAATGCGAATATAGGTCCAGAGCGGCCTCCACCAGATGGCGGCACGCAGGGCAGCCACGAGTCTTGAGGTCCGCCGCGATGTTCACAGGCTCAGTCGCCGCGCGAGGTAAGTTCTCCGGCGTGACGGGGGGTGCGGCCGATTGTTGTAGCTCGACGCTCTTGGCCGGAGGCTCCGGCTGAATCAAGCTGCATCGCAAGGCCGCCAGTCTCGCTTGGATCGCACCCAGTGCTTTCCGTCCCGCCGCATCCGGCCCTTTAGCAGGCTCAGCGCACGGCTCGCTCGATTCCTCCACCAGAATGCGGACGGCCTTGTCGATGATCGCCGCCAGAAACGTCGCGGCCTTCTCTTCCGCCAGGAACGTCACCAGCGTCTCTTCCAGGTCTTTCAGGCCGCTCTGCGCATACGCATCAGCATCGCCTGCCATTCGGGCGGCCATGCCTGATCGCGAGGAGAGCGGAAAGACCCTTGCGGTATCGTCGCCAACCTGTTGCTGTATAGTCCGAGAAATGAACTCCAGAACTTCCTGTCGTTCCGTTTGGCCCAGGAGGTCCGTCTTGTTCACCACGAAGAAGACCTTATGGACGTATTGGCGGATTCTCTGAAGGAATTCGATCTCCACGGCCGTCAGCGGCGTATCCACGCTGGTCACAAAGATCACCGCGTCGCAGTTCGGCAGGAAGCCGTAGGCAGTCGCAGTGTTCGCTTCGATGGCCGAACCGACGCCAGGTGTATCGACGAACTCCAAGCCGCGCCGGAGGAACGGCAACGGAAGCTCCAGGATGGCCGTCTTGACCTGCTTGGCGTTGCCGGGGTTGCTCTTTTCGGTAACGTACTGGGCCAGCTGCGACAGTGGCTCTTCCTGCGGCCAGGACCATCCCTCGCGGTAGATCAGAAGCCTTTCGACCGGGCCGAATTTGAGAACCGTGATTGCCGAGGTCAACGGCAGGACACCAGTGGGCAATACCTCCCGGCCAACGATGGCGTTCATCAGCGAACTCTTTCCCCGCTTGAACTGGCCCAGGACCGCCAGCGTGAAGCGATCTTCGGCCAGTTTCACCATCAGCTCATGGCAAGCTTCCTCCCTGGCGGCATGGCCTCGTTCGTGAACAACCTTCCGTAAAGCCCTTACCGCTCCGGCAATGTCCTGTTTGTTCCGCATGTAGGCGCGCAGCGCCTTGTAGTCAGA